CGAGGTAGCGCATTTCTGCGGTACGTTCGAGAGCCATCTTCGAATCGTGCTTAGTGAAAATCTTGTCGTACTGAGATGGGATCATCTCGTACTTGCCTTCAACGCCACGGAGACCGGGGAGCAAAAGGTCTTTAATCTGTGAGAGATTAACAGCCATGATAAATTACTCCTTACGAGATACCGGTTGGGCCAGCGCCATTCGTGCGCCAAACTTCGTTATTGAAGCCGACGATCAAATTGCAATATTGGGTGGTTGGATCGCCGCCGTTGCCGAACGAGGTGGCATAATCAACGACGATGAATGGATAGGTAACCGTGGTGCCAACAGCCGAGATGTAAGCGCCAGAACGACCGGTCGAGGTGTTACCCGTGCCGATGGTGAACTGGGCATACTGGCCTTGGACGCCAGAAGTCTGGGCGGTAGCCGTACCCGTGATCGGGAAACCCGAACCGGAAGACTGGACAACGAAACGAGCGTTTGGATCATCGATCACATATGCTTCGACGTCGTAAGAGCAATCCGAACCCGGCCAATAAGACGACCAAACGGTGCGCTTCTGGGAGGTCGAGAGATACTTACAACCAACAAAGATACCGGCGAGAACCGTGGTTCCGGCTGCGGCCTGCGTGATGTAACCGTTAGCTGTGCTAACGACGGGCATTACCGGATCGCCAGTGAAGACTGCCGTGGTATTACCTGAAGCGATTTTGCGGGGGGATTGTGCGAACGTCGGTGCGCCGCCTGCTCCGCCCTGATACTGCAAGAAACCGTAGGGCGCAAAGGTATTGGCCATGACGGGATTCTCCTTTCAGAGAGTTTCCATCATCGCGCACCGAGCCGACTATGAAACGGACATTGTTTTAATCTCCCACACCGGGGGGAGAGCGAGGATGGCAATATAGACACACCTGCATCTATAAGTAAAGGGGGCCGAAGCCCCCTTTTTTATTATTGCTCTGGAACGTACAGATTGTGGTCCTTGGTGATCTTCGGGGCCACCTGCGCGTCCTCGCGGCTGATCAAGCCACCCTTGCCCTTCGGGTCAAGCTGGCCTTCCTTCATGCGGACCTGAGCCCGTGCATTGCGAAGGTCACGAGCCTTGATGTCGTTCGTGATTTCTGCAGGGCGCTCACAGAGCACCATGCCGTCACGCTCGATAGCGCCGACAGCGCCACGGGCCATCATGTCTGGGTGCCGTGAAGTATCGACCGGCTCCCAACCCGAACGGGCCATCTTTTGCAGATATGCAGCGTCAACATAGCCCATGACTGACTTGACTTTCCACTCGTAGGACCAGCCATCCGGTGGGATCGGCGTGGCAAACTTATCGGAACCTTCGTCAACCGTGGCGTTGTTGTGATCGCGGAGTTCGGCGACACGACGTGCCGCGCGTTCAGCGGAGGTTTCCTCATGCAGTGCCGCCGGGCGCAATGACAAACGGCCTTCGTCTTTAATCGTCTTCATATCCATATTCCTTTCTTAGCTTGCCATCCGGCCAGCTTTTTGCAGTGCTACTTTGTTTTGGGCGTATTCCTTTGGCGTCATGCCCATGTCACGGGCAGCTTCCTGCTCGGCACGGGACAAGGTGACGACATTGGGACGTCCGCCGGTGCCCGTTCCAGAACGGGACACAGGTGCGGCAGGCGGTGCAGATGCCCGACGGCCCGAGGTTGATTCCGAGGCTTCTGACATGGCTGCTTCCTGACGCACGGGCGTTTTATTGATGTTGAGGCGATTTTCGAGGAAGTTGAAGTAGTCTGGACTATCCGGCTGGATGCCATCATCGAGCGCGTCGAAGTGCGCCCTCTCAAGGCGCTTGGCACGGCGCTCGTCATTGACCACATCTGGGTTGTTGCGAACCCATTCAGCCGACTTTGGCGTCAATTGTGATGCCAATGCCTCTACTTTGTTGGCTACGGGGGCTTTAATCTGCGCCTCGTAGTGCTTTTTTCCCTCGTTGATCTGCCGAAGGTTGTTTTCCGTCTGGTTGATGGCCATCAGGATGTCGGCTTGGGCGTCAGTGTCGCCGTTTGCCACCGCTTCGCGAAGATTTGCCTTTAAAATCTCCTTATTGCGGCCTTCCGTCTCGATTGCGGTGTTTAACATCCGCAAATCGCTGTCTGCCTTGTCGTTTGTAGCTACACGAGCCTGCTGTTCGGCACGTTGACGGGCAACTTTCTCGGCTTCAAGCTCACGGCGAAGGGCTTCAATGCCATCATCGACCGTAATTTCGGGTTTTGTCTTGATAACAGGCTCTTCTGGAGCCTCCACGATGACAATGTCGTCCTCTGGGGCTGTTTCCAGCTCCAATTCTACCTGATTGTCTTCCATTTTTATCTCCTTACCACACTGAATCTGGGTGCTTTACGCGCCCACGGATCACGACGTCGTCCATGAGACGGCAAGGCTGGCCATTAATGGCAACAGACCAACCATCAGATGGGCGAAACACAACCCAATCGCCTACATTGACGTCCGCATCCTTAAACCAACGACCGGTTTCGTCTTCAAAGGCAGACGGCCCTTTCTTCACAACAAGGCCAACCTTGCCCTGATACTTGTCTTGCTCGGTCGTTTCGTCCGCCAAAATGATGCCGGACTTGGTTTTGTTGGGACGAATGTAGATTGCAACGAGGATGTTGTTGTTAAACACTTCGACTTCGTTGAGATCGCCGAGGCTGGCCAACAAATCTTCCTTAAAATTGTCAGCATGTGTCATCTTCATAGGAGGCATTAGAATTTCTCCGCATTGGTTTGGGCGATATCAAACATTTCTTGAACTGCGCGGAAGGCCTGAACCATGCCCACGTACTTCTGATATGTTGCATAATCGGCCACGTAACCTGTGGAGATGTAGCTAACGATCTTCTTTTCTTCTTCGTCGATTAACTTTCGCAATTCGTTTGCGAATTTCGCTGCTGTAGTTTGCATATTGCCCTCTTTAACCCCTTGTAATGATAGACCGGACGCCCCAAGGGGCTGGAAAGGCGTCCGGTCCTCTCTCATCCGGGCGGTTGCGAACCCCGCCCAGAGAAACTTATTTGCGCTTGGAAGGCTTCAGCCCGTAGGCATTGATCTTTTCAAGCCGTGCATTGCCGCCGCCTGCGCCCGTATCAATCGGATAGCCGGTACGGCCACCAGACTTGCGAGGCATTGGGTAACCCATAGGCGGCTGCATAGGCTGGCCCATCATTGGTTGCTGCATTGGTTGCTGCATTGGCTGCATGCCACCGGCATTGCCCAACGAACCACCGACCATCTTGCCAGTACGCCCACCAGTGGCACGACCCGGCATCTGCGGAGGCATCTGCGGAGGCATCTGAGGAGCGCCGCCTGCCATCTGTGGAGGTGGCACAGGAACGCCCATAGGAGGCTTTGGTGGCATCACAGGAGCATTAGGCATGCTGGCCTGATCCTGACCGCCGCGAGGTGCCATCACGATGTTGATCGTGGTGGTGCCCTTGGTACGGCCACCCTTGGCGTGAGCCTTGCGACCGCCGACTTCACCGGGGTTCTTCTCTTTGGAATTGCCGGAGAAAACGCCGCCACCTGCATACTTCATCGTGCGACCGCCGCTGCACATATGGCAGGTGCAATCCTTGTGATGCATGGTTTCTCCGCCGGACTTGCGACCGGTACGGGCCTCAGACTTGACCATGCGCTTGATCAGCGCCTTATCTTCGGCGACGTCCTCGTGCTCAGCCTTACCGCCATGTTTGCGGTTCTGCGGAAGCGACCGCTGGAAGGCAGCCTGCTGCTCATCAAATGCCTTGGCATTTTTAGCACGATCAGCATCAGAACCCTTCATGGTGCTTTGCGATGCAGCCCGTGCAGCGGCTGCATTCTTCATCACGGTATCGTAATCAGGCGTCGTTTGGCTTTGAGCACCAACTACGTTGCCATCGGCACCGTCATGGTGTTCGCGCTTCTTGGTCCGGCCACCCTTTTTCATGGGACCAGCGGCCTTGCCCATAGCCTTATTTTGGTCGGAAATAGGATTGTTGCCAATCATACCGCCGCCAAACTTGTGAACCTTGCCACCCTTCTTGAATGCGCCGTCATGCTTGATGCCTTCGCGATCTTCGTTGGCTTCGCGGACGTTGCGGTTGATCAGGGTATCAGCGGTCAGAGCACGGCCACCGGACTTGCGGGGCTTTCGGTCGGCGCGTGGGATAGGGTTGTTGCCAATGACCTTGCCGCCCTTTTTATAAAGGCGCTTGGTGAGCGGACGTGCGCCTGTCTTTACGCCAGCGTTTTCGGCTGCGTCAGGTGTCCACGTCGAGCTATCAACCTTGCTGTGTGGGTCGTTCTTGGTAAGGCGCTTTGCCTTTTCCCGACCACGGTCGTCTTTCTTGTATTCTTCCATAGTAACTACTCCAGAGTGTTTATTGACGGCGTCCCGTCACGTTGCCTAAAGGGGCAATCGACGCAGGCAACGGTGCGGCGATCTTGGCCAGCACATGCTGGACAATTGCTGAATTGGTTGGCTCTCCATATTCAACATCTGCATCTTTACCGTGCCAAATACTGCCCTCTACTTTGCCACCCTTCATATATGCGCGACGAACAACGCCACCCTTCTCATATCTGCGTGTAATCTCAATATCTTTGGGATCAAAAACGACATAGTTGTGGGTTAATTTTGGAGATTCAATGGAATATTCTGGGTTTCTCGCATGAAATTCCCTTGCAGAACTTTCATTTGGAAACTCATTAACTCCGCCTTGTGGATGCTTTAAAACCCATGGTTTATCGCCTCTAGATCTTTCATCAAGATAGCGAATGCCACGGATCCCCATTGAATGTAAAAAATCAGAAGCGCCTTTATCACCAAGACCTACTGCATTTTTATCAGAAAGTTCTTTATAAATTTGAGATCCCGTAGAATGACCTTCTGACATATTATTGAAAAATGTTTCTAAATAAGGATTTGAATGAATCAAATCTTTATGAAAATCAAATGCATCGCGAACATGCTTTGATTGTTGATGCAATGGTTCATCCCAATTTAGCATGTGATCAGGATGCGCGTGGATGGCGACCTCGTGCATGTAGCCAGAATTTTTTGCATCCTCGTAAATTTTTCTTCCTTCTTCTAAGGATTTGTGAGGGTTTGGATCGTCAAGCGACTTTAATGCTTCGATAACCGTTTCATCAGGATGATTTCCAGCTAAAATAGAAGCAGCGTTTCTTGCTCTGTCTGGACCAGCATACGACAAAACTGATCTATATTTTTCATTAAGTGCATCACGATACCCTTTCGCCACAGGTTCATGCTCAGCAAAATAATGCCCATGGCCATACGCCGCCGCGCCTTCGCCTGTGCCGATCTTGTCGTTTTGATAGCCTTCTTCGCCAACGCGGTGAGGACCGCCTTGATAGGCTTTAATATGTTGCACACCCTTGGCGAGGTCGAGAAGGTCCATCACAGTGCTCCAGTGAACCGAACGTTGCTGCCAACGTGTATACCATGAATTGCTTTTGCAGGATGCTCCTCAAGATGATCGCGGAGCTTGTGGTGCCATGTGGCTGTGCCTCCGGCAGCCTTCTTTACTTCTGGATCGTAACCCCATTCATTTAATGAATCGCCATTGGTAAAAACATCTTTTGCTTTTACCGTCTTGCTTAAAATTTTATATTTTCCACGAAGAACACTATCTCCGTGCATTTTTGCATAAGCCCTAGATGGCGTGACCCAATCGCCCGGATTAATGGTTGCAATTGACGATGAAACCTCATTTGGTTGTGTTCTTAATTTTTCACGCAAATCATAGGCATTGTCATACCATTGGCTGCCATTGGTCGTTCCCGCATCCTTAGGAAGCTTTCTTCTTTTTTGATAAGCAGCCATATCAGATTCAAGTTTAACAAGTTTTTCTTGAGCTGATGGTTCATGCGGAATAGCACGATAAATTTTAACAGGAGCTTCTGGTCTGCCTTTTAAACGCACTGTATGGCGATATGATTCTTGATCAATAGGATCAGTTTTGTCGCCATAATAATGCAGTCCGTTTGGACCATAAAGATCAGCAGGATAAACGCCAGTCGTGTCATGCAACGGCGCTGCCACATCGTCACTGCGCCGAGGCGCTTGATGTCCGCCACGGTAATCCTCAACGTCGCCGCCGTCGGCCTTGGTAATGTCGGGGTTCGACGGGTCAAAGTGGCCGTTGTTGCCGATGGCGGATTTAATCTGGTGTGGGTGGAAGGCAATGTAGCTATTCGTCTTCATAACTGGATTTTCAACGCGGTTTGAGTAAACAACACCATCATAACCACGGGAATTTAGCTCATTGATTAAGTCACCATGACTTTTGGCATCAGAATCAAACGGCAATGCACTTTTGATCTTTTTTAAAGAACCCCAATCGCCAACATCATTCATCCGCAATGGATTTTTAATTGCCACATGGTAAGCTCCAATGTTTGATCCTTCACCAGTTTTCACAATTGGAAACTGTGAAGATTTGTACGCATGATGAAGATTAGCTAACTGAGAAGCTTCTTGTTCTGTTGGAACATATTCGTATTTTTTAAAAATAGGGCCGATATCTTCGCCCTTTTCTAAAGCAGAAACTAACTCATGATGAGGAACCTCTGCGTTTTTACGACGCAAAGTTTCTTCAAATGCTTTTAAATTGTTAAAATGTCCCGTTGAAATTTTATCGCGTTCTTTAAGGTCTTCGCTATTCCAAGGGTGCTTATCAGCCAAATCTTCAAGACGATTGTTGGCCGCTTCAACATCGCCAAAATGAAAGCCAAAATGCGCTCCCTTGGTACGCTTGAACTGTTTAATGTCACCGTATGTTCCGTGATACAGCACAGGCGGAGTTTGGCTTCCAGCCATATGCCGTGCAAGGTTCTCATCCCGCCGTGGATCGCCAACGGGGATAGACCCACCCGTCCCACGGTGCATACCACGTATCACATGAACCGATTGTACCAGCTTGCGAAGCGCGTCATCCATTATTTAGTCCCCGTAATCGATGGGATTACATTCCCAAGTAGCTGGTGGATAGCCGGGTCGCTCTCGGGATGCACAGCGATATTCTGCGCCAGATCAATCATCTGGATGCGTTCCTTCGCCAGCATGTCTTCCTGCTTTAACTCAGCAGTGACCTTGTCGTTCTGTGCCTTCTGGGCCAGCTCGGCTGCCTTGATTTTGGTCTCGGCGATCTTGGCGTCGGCCAGCTTTTCCTTGATGATCAAGTCAATGCCATCGACTTGCTTCTCGTGATCGGACGGAGCCACAACGCCACCCTGCGTGAACGTCTTGTGGGCGTCCAATCCAGCCTTGCTGTTATCAAGATGCAGTTGGGCACTGTCGAGCGCGACCTTGCCCTTGGCCAGCATGAGCTTGGTATCGCTGTCCTGCTTCTTGATCTGCAGCTCGGCCATCTTGGCCTGCGCCTCGGGGTTGCTTTGCTGGCCCATGGCTTCTGGTGGCACCATGAACTGCTCTGGGTTGGACCAGCCGATAGCTTGCAGCGCCATGCGGTCCACAGCAATCGGGTCGTAGAGGGCCGGATTGGCACCCTGCAACTGCTTCAGGGCCATAACCTTCATCATGCGCTGGGTCTGGCTGGCCGTGTTGGGGTCGGCCTGCGGTACGAGGTCCACCTGATTGATGGCGCGGAGGAAGGTTTCCTCGTCCCACTGCCGGGCTGGGCGCTTGTTTTGCTGCCAAAACGAATCAGGGTTCTCGCGGAAACAGCGTACCAGCAGCTCAAATTCTTCCGACTGCGCGGTATGCATGCGCTTGTGAACGGCATTCAAAACCTTGGTTGCCTGATCGATCAGCGCAATCGTGGTGCCCACCGGCGCATCTTGTTTGCCCTCGCCGACAGCCTGCTCGGCGGTGCCGCCGACACGCATGCCGGTGGTATTGATGCTATCCACAAGGGTCATCAAGCCGGGGCCGACATCCTTATACGGAAGCGGCATGACGGCGTCCGAGATCGGAGCGCCACCGGTCTTGATCAAGGCACCACCGCCGGGAGGAATGCGGAAGATGTTGGTATTCTGCCGCGCACCCGCATCGGAATACAGGAAGCCGGGGAAGTTGGCGTACATGCCAGCATCAAGCATTTCGCGCCATGCGGCGGTCAATGCATTGGTCGTGTTGCCTAAGATGTGCAGGAGACCCAGATCATAAAACCCCAGCCCCGGTATGAAGGTGTACTTAACAAACGTCTGCCGAGGCTCCGGCAAATCCTTGGTATCCTCATCATAATTCCTGACAATGCTTAAAATTTCACGCGACGATACGTCGATGGTCACGCGGTAAGGGATCTCCAAACCGGTTTGCTTGCCGTTGCGGCGATGCTCAAATGCTGCAATTTCCAATTCGCAGTAGCACTCGTAGATTTCGCGGTCACGATCCTCGGGATCGTTCTCGTTCTCGCTGATGCCCTGCTGCGCCTTCTTCTCGCGCTGCGCGGCGTCGAGCTTGGCCTGCTTTGCGTTCGACAGTTCCACATCGCTATAAACGCCAAGGATTTGCATCCGCTTGACGGTCGATGGCTTCATGTAGATGCGATGGGTTACGCGTGTCGAGTTGTAGAGGTCGGTGGCGCTATTGTTGACGATGAGGTCGTCGGCGTCGATGCTTTCGCTAACTGGACGGTTGCGAAGGGGACAGAAATATACCTTCTTGAACGCCGTCCCGCCAAAGCCCAGCATGAGGAGCATTCGGTCGGTATCAGGGTAATACTCTCGGGCAGTGGCCGTGAGGTAGTGGTTGAGGTCGTTCTCAAGGTCATTGGCCAACTCGTCGGAAGCATCGTTCGCGTTGTTGTTGTCCTCGCGGATTTTTACGGGGCCATCCGTAGGCAATAGCTCCGACCGGGCATTGGCTTGAAAGCGTAGCACCGCCTCGAGCAGGAGCGGGTGCCGAACGCGGGACATACCCTCAACGGGCGCTCCGTCAGCGGCTCCGGCGAGGCCCGGAATTTCAACCTTGAGGCCCAGAAGCTTAATGCCCTGAGCGCGGTCCTCAATCCATTCCTGACGCGACTTAAGATCACCCTCGATACCCTTCATCAGTTCTTCGGCGATGCGGGTCAGCTCGTCCTTCGAGATATCCTCGACGATGTTATCGAACCAGCCTTCGCGCGTTGGCTTCTCAGCCTTTTCTAGCGGCGACCCGTCCATCGTAAACTCAATCGATCCGTCGGGAAGCTGGATGGACATGATGTTGCCATGCTCGTCCATCTCCGTGGTCGGCGCGTCTTCCTGAATTTCAATCTCAAAGTCTTCCATGATCATCCTATGCCGCAACGGCTACTGGAGTGCCGCCTTCGGGGGCGGTGGGCAGGTTTGAAGGCGGGATAACCGCAGGCTTGCAGCCCAGCAAACCATATCCATCGGCGTAGGCTTGGGCGCTTTCGGCGCTGTTGAACTTCTCGACGTCAACAATTTGACACGTCCAACGGTGGGTCTGCATCCACTTGCCCTTGATCTCTTTGTTGGGGGCGATCCAGACATCCTTGTGTACCTTCAGCCCGTAGCAAACGTCCATGTCATACCCCGTAAAGCGGTTCCGGTGGACGACCGTCGTGCTGACGGGCATCCTCGTATGCCTGTACCACCTCGTCTGTCCTGAGGATGAACCCAGAACGGCGCAAGTAGCGCATAGCCATCGAAACTGTATCTACTAAATCATCGTGCTTGGCTTTCGGGAAGCGCATGCACTGGCTGATCACCTCATCTGCCCACGCTTTGTCGGGGCAGTAGACCAGCCCTTCCTCGAACAGATGTTGCACCGAATAGAGACGGGCCATCTTGTCGATAGAGCCGGGGTCTTCGAGCTGGACGCCGAAATCCCTCCCTGCATACATCCTTCTTAGCTCTCTGGCAACTGGCATGCCCACAGACTTGTTTTCGATGAGAAGCTTGGACACCTTCCACTTCTGGCAGCTTTCGCTGACCTTGGCTATCAGGTCGGGCATCTCGAGGTGTTCCTGCCAAGCATGGATCAGCATGATCCGAGGCGGGACTTCCTTCTCGTCGTATGTACGTACAATGTGGTAGCCGTTCTTGCCCAGCATGCGGGTGGCATGGGTCTTGGGGTCATCCGTCCAGATGCCCCAGACGGTCATGGCCGATGGATCGTTCTCGGTCTTCTGGGTGTAGGCGGTGTCCAGCGATCCGATGATGTAATCGAACGGCGGGAACTTGGGGTCGTCCCACAACTGCCAGTGCTTCCGCTTGATGATACCGCCATCTTCCGGTGTCGGCTGCTGCTGGAACTGGCCGGACGCGGCATAGGTGCCCATGATCTTCTTGTCGCGCTCCACCACAAACTTGGGGAACCGGTTCGGAAACATCAGCTCCCCTTTGACGGTGCGGGGGTCTTGCCATCCCAACATCGTGGGTGCCGCGCGTTCGGGGTCGTACTCCATCGGGATCATGATGTGGTCATAGCCCATCTGCTTCTCGATGATGATGCCTGACACGTCTTCTTCGTGCAGACGCTGCATGATCACCACGATGGCGGACTTGTCGGGATTGTTGAGTCGGGTGGGGATGGCGCGTTCAAAGGTCTCGGTGACCGTCTGGCGCTCGGCCTCGGAGTTGGCGCTGTTAACTGAATGCGGGTCATCGATGATGACGCGGTCACCACGGGAGCCAGTAATTGAGGTCATGGCGATAGCCTGCCTGAACCCGCTGGCCGTGGTTTCAAACTTGGTCTTGGCATTCTGGTCGCCTGTCAGCGTGACCCGATCGCCCCAGCGTTCTTGATACCATTCAGACTGGATCAATCGCCGCATCTTGGTGCTGTCGCGGATAGCGAGGTCTACGTTATGCGAGGCGCAGACATAGCGCAGGTAAGCCATGTCACGCGGCCCCCATTCCCACGAGGGCCACAGCACGTTGCAGAGCAGGGACTTCATCGCGCCCGGCGGGACGTTGATCAGCAGACGGGCATAATAACGCTCATCGTCGATCATCATCTCGTCGGTGATGGCGGTCAGATGCTCGGCGATGGCGTCGATGTGCCAGTTGTGCTTGTACTCTTGGCCGGGCTCGATGACGTGCCAAGCCTGCTTGATGTACTCGACGAACGACAGTTCGCACATGCGCTTCTCGACCGCGAACCGCGAGGCGTCGAGGTTGATCTTCTGGCCATCGAGCATCATGAAGGTCATTGTGGTGGCTCTGGCAATGGCATCCAATGGGTGGGATGAAGAGTTTTTCCTGTTTCTAAATCCATCCAATACAATTCTTTTGATGGTTCTCCATATGGAGGTTCGTCATAAGTGTGCCAACCTTCATTAATTACAATGTCTCCATCTCTTAAATACAAGATAACCAATGTATCTTTCGGCGCTGTTTCTATTGGTTGCCATGTCATTGCGGGAAATGCCTCTTCCTGATCTGGGACAGCGTTTCGCCCTCGGTGTTCAGCACCCGTTGGCTGCCGTCGGAGTAGATCCCGATGACCTCGTCGGTGACGAAATTGATGTGAATGTCAACGAGGGTTTGACGCTGCTGGCATGCCGCAGCCACGGCGACCCAACAGGCCTGCCGGTCGTCGCCCAGCTCATCCCACGTCGGCAGGGGCTTGCCGTCGAAGGTAACGCCTCCCGCCTGCTTGGCGTACGCTTCCCACAATATCTTTGCCAGACGTTTCATGCGATCAATACCTCCGCACGGTTCATGAACTCGACCACCAGTTCGCGAAGTTCCTCTTCCTTTCGCGAAGCGTCTTGAGCCCAGATCGCGTTCTCGCCCTCGACGTGCTCCCATGCCGCGTCGGCCACGGCAGACCAAATTCGTTTGTAAATAAGATCTCGCTCATCCCATTCAAGCAATGTAAAATCTCTCTCTCGTAATACCTGCGCCCGATAGGCCTCATACAGCTTTTGGGTCAATTCCTCGTGCGTAATCATCAGTAGCGATCCACTTCGATGTCAACGCCGAGCTGGTCAGCGCATTGCTGCATGATGGCCCACAGCCGATCTCGTAGCGTGGTGTTGATGTCTTCCATCATTCCGATCTCGGTACGGTCAATGGCCATGAACTCGGCGACGGCTTCCCAGCCCCGCCTTTGCGCTCGTGTGAGAAGATGGTACGGGATCGCTGGGCTTTGGTGCTGGTTGAACACCGAATACAGCGTGATCGCACGGTCGATGGTTTGAGCGGTCAAGAGGCTGATCATGATTTTCCATCCTCTAAGTGCTTTAGGATCCGCTTTAGCATCTCGTGGTCCTGCTTCGAGCGCCGGTCGTTATCTTTGCCTTCAAGCCGCTGGCCCACCATGATCAAGGGTAATGCCACGAGTTGGATAACTCCCCCGCTGACATAGAAGACGATCTGCTCCCAACCCTTGTCGATTGAGGGCAGCAGCGACCAGATGGTAAACGCGTAGACGCATGCCATCGACGACATGGCCGTGACCGTGTGCCGAGCAAGCCAATCATTGAATGCATGGATGTGTGAGATGGCGCGTTTCATGGTTTGCGGCCCTTGCCAACCGCCCCGCGCACCCAGCCGTCGCTATAGCTTGGCTCTCTTGCAGCACGATATTCAGCGTCACGCGCATCCTGCTTGGCCTTGGCGTCAGCCTTCCAATCGGTCGTCTGCATGTCAGGGTTGGCCATGATCATGGATTCTAGAAGCCCCAACACGATATCGGCGTCACCCGCAATGGCATTCTTTGGATCGAGGCGGCGAAGCTCCAGCATCATTGTCTCGATCTGGTTCTGGCACATTGATAGGCTCTTGATCGCGTCCGTGTAATGCTTGCGCTTAACCATCGTGGCCATCTCGGCCTTCATTTCACCAATGACAGTTTTCCAATCATCAGCATACCGTTCTAGGTTCCTAATTTCAGCAGCAGCCACCTCGTACCAGCCGCGTTTTTCAATTTTGTTGAAATGGCCCCACATATTAGGATGATGTGGGTATGCGCTCTTACGCCAAATCTCGTACAATTGCTCTGCGCGTTTATACATCTGTCCATCTCCCGATCTGAACTGGCCCAAAACGCCAGCGTTTACATTCCACCCAAGGGTATATCTCTTCGCTAACCCGCCACCATGTGCGCCAGCCGAGGCCGACCCACTTAATCTTCCATTTCGTCTTCATCTGGCCCCTCGATTGCTGCAACCAAAGCTTCCCGCACCGCCAGAAGCTGATCCATGTCCAAAGCCTCCGCCTCGATCACGCGGCCTTCGACCACCTTGATGTTGGCGTTGACGTCGATCTTTTCGCCATACCGGAACCGGGCCAAGCGAATCGCCTGCCACCGGCGCTCGTTCACCAGTTCCTTGCGGATATCCCATGCAACGTCTTTCCACTCTCCAATGCCGCGCAGGATCGCCTCGTTTTCCTCGACGCGCGGCTCGATGCTTAATTCACGCGCACGGGCGTATTCTGACATAAAATACGGATCTCGATGTAGTTCACGGTTCATGGTGCGGTAATCAAGCCCCACTTCCGCATCCGCGCAGATGTCAGTCGCCGAGCGCCCAATCGCGATCTGCTCACAGACATAAGCCTTCATGCCGTCGTTCATCAGCCGTGGTGGTCCGCGTTTCGCCATTTATATCTCCTGTTCTGACAGA